TCGCGGCGAATATGATCCGTCGGCGTCTCGTCCTCCGTGGTGAACCAGATGTCAGACGCCGCTTTCATATCCTCGATCCATGCCGTCATCGGCTTGTTCGGGGTCCCATCTTTGAGAGTTTTCCATGCGAGCGGTGCGAGCATTTTGGTGAAGGTCTCGACGCCTGTGGAGTAGGTTCGGACTGTCGACTCGTAGTCCTCGAACTCGAACCCGGTGAACGCCAGCTCTATTTCGAGGGTCCTGACCCGGCCCTGAACTGGAACTCCATCGAGCAGTGCGGACAGATGTGTGTCGTCGGTGTCGAGCGGCCCGAATGGACAGAACCCTCAGGCTCGATGTCAGGTCCAGGCTCAGGGTTGAGTCCAGGTTGGTGCCGGTCGGCGACAGTGCGCTGCATCAGGTTGTCGAGATGATCGTCATCCCATGACGTCGCCTCGAACAGGTCATGGTCGTCTTCGGCGATGGTGTGCATGATCTCGATGAACATCTCATCGTTGCGCGTCGCCCTCTTGGCTGTCTCGTTGTCGGCGATGGCGAAGGCGATGGCCTCGGTCTTGGTGAGGTGATCGGCTGAGACTGCAGCCAGGACGTTCCAGCCCAGCGACCTGGCAGAGCGGAGCTGGGTGTTCCCGGCGATCACGACCCGACGTTTTTTCCGCTTCGAGTTCTCGGTGGTCATCATGAACGTCACGACAGGTTTGAGTTGGGTGAACCGCTCATAGGACACAGAGATCGCACCGTCGTCACCTTGGTACGGGTTGATGGGCCACTCCCACAAGGTCCCGATGTCCACCGCGAGGGGTCTCAGGTCTGGTGCGATCTTCTCTTCGGCCATTCGATTACCCTAGAACACACCAGGCCGGGCACTGCGTGAACAGCCCCGGCCACGACCGACATAGGAGTGTCGATATGGCTCAGCGTACCTGCGAGATCGAAGGCTGCGAAGGCGTCCACCTCGCCAAGGGTTGGTGCTCTGTCCATTACCAACGATGGTGGAAACATGGCAGCCCTCTCACAGATCTCAGACGAACCGTCAAGATGTCCTGCGAAGTTGAGGGATGCGAGCGTGTGGTCCGAAGCCGGGGATGGTGTGAGACCCACTACATGCGTTGGTGGCGGCATGGGGGGCCTCTAGCGGGTGGTCCCTCCCCTGGGTTTGCTGTCCGCTTCATCTGGCATGCCGTCCAGTACACCGGCTCAGACTGCCTGGAATGGCCCTACGCCCGGAATGAAGATGGATACGGAAGAATCACCCTGACAGGTCGTCGAAGCCAGTCCGCCTCTCGGCTGGTGTTGGAGTTGACCCAAGGCCCTGCCCTCGGCAGACAGGCAGCACATGCCCCAGTGTGGTGCCGCAACAGGTCCTGCGTGAATCCCCACCACTTACGATGGGCAACTCACGCAGAGAACATGCTCGACAAGGCGCTGGACAACGCTTATGAGAAGGCTTACCCCGTCGGATAATACGTGGCGTACCGGCACGACCACTGCCTGAATCCTCGGTCACGTTCCACCACCAGAGCGGTGAGCTGAGAAGACTGCACCGGATCGAAGCGGGCATCGAGCGACTCATCGAAGCTGTGCCCGAGTGCGTTCCAGAACGCTGTCTCGTTGCGCCATGTCGCTCGTAGGTATTGCCAAATCCCCGAGGCGGTGCTGTGCCGGTTCTTGGCTGTGACCACCCAGCTAGATTCACACCAGGACACCGCCAGAGCGTGCTCCAAGCTCACAGTGGGGTGCCCAGTGAACGCTGCGGTGATGATCCCCCGAACCTGGTTGAGGTCCTCAGACGCAGCCTCAGGCGTTGTTGTCACGTTCGGGGGTGCAGGTGCCACGGCTGTGCTAGGCGGCGCTGAGGCGAGCACAAAGGCGCCACACAAGTCCAGCGTGTCTACCCATACCGGCTCAGTAAACACCCCGTCATCGAGGAGGTGCTCCACGAGATCAGGGTCCAGACATGGGTGAGCGTCGGCTTTGATCTCCCATGTCACGATCAGAAACCCGACAATCAAGACGGTGACAATCGCCCATCTCAACGATTCTTTGATGAACCACCCGGTCGAGTTCATGGCACTCGATTCCCGCTAGTCGGATCTCCGTACGGCTGCCCGGCGTCCCCATAGTGCTCGGGGTGATAGTGCTCGACATGATCCCATTCGCCATCGACATACACGTTCGCGATGATCTGGGTCAAATACTGAGTCGCACGGAATGCGAGGAGGCCATTGCAGGCAGAACAATAGGCAGCGTTACCAGGCTCTATGCGTCGTGTCACGGCTCTCGACGCCCAGGTGCTCGATTCCATCAGTCATCCCAGGAGTGTTTGAGGCTCCCAAGATCGTAGGCGATACGTGGATGGGCATGTATGAAGTGGTGGCAGTACAGGCAGAGGTGACGGATCTGCTCGGCTTTGTCTTCGCCTCGGCGGCGGTGTACGTGATGGAACTGGGTGGCGTAGTTGTGGCACTCTTCGTGCGCCTTCAAGACGGCGGTGATGTCCTCGGCGTCATCAACAACATCTTCGATCTTCCCGACGCCTTCGCAGAACCCGCCGGACCGTTCGCTGACCTCATCAACCACAGCCTGGTCCATCCCCTTGCGCTTCACTTCTCCCTGCCTGTACGCATAGCGCCGGGGATGTTCGTCGAGAACTGCACCGCCCGCTTGGCTGCTCGCCCAAGGCCCTCTGGTGCGGCCCCATCCATGAACGTCACGAATCGTTCCCGGCCCAGCAGGGCACGCAGCTCCTCGTACTGGTCCTCGGTCCATCTCATCGCTCCGTCGTCGCGGATCTGCTTGACGCCTTCAGCGAACAATTCAGCGATGCGATCGAGCTTGACTGAGAGCTGGTCACGGTATGCAGCGACTCTCACATGAGTCTGCTCTGACGCTGCGTCGGCTCGTATGCGTTCAGCGACAATGCCTGGATGGGCGGCACCGTCACGTTCGGCGAGCCGTGCCATGGCGTCGTCCCGGTCTAGTTCGGCCTCTCTGAGTCGGCGTTCGAGTCGGCGTCGAGCTTCCTCGGTTCCCTTGAGTTCGCGTCGGAGTCGACTGTTCTGTGCCGACGATGCCTTGCCCTTAGTCATTGTGAGTTGCCGCTCATGTGGTGACTTCGGGTTTGTTCTTCCTTGTGGCGTGCTTGCCTGTTTCCCTCTGGGTTCGCTTCTCCCAGCGGACGACCGTGGACTTTCTCCACAGCATGATCTTCCCGAGCCGCCGATCGGGTTCAGGGAACGGGTTCTTTTCGAGGAACGGGTGCTCCCCGGTCTTCTCTGAACGTGACCTCCACAGCCATGCGTTGATGGTGCGGGGCACCACGTTCAAGACTTCGGCCACCTGAGCGGTGGTAAGTAATTCGACTGTCATTGGGTTCCTATCCGTGGGGTCGAGACGATTATGGCTGACGAGTGAATCAGTCATTGGAACGCAGCTCCGAGATGGGGAGCAAACGTGGGCTGTGGCAATTGAAAGACCAGGCACGCCATCTGGTGAGCAGGACGTTCGCTGCGAACCTGAGATCCTGGCCGAGGGCGAAAGCCATGAGGCCTCGCAGTTCGGCGACCGTCAACCAGTAGCGGCCTTCGCCTTGGTGGTTGCGGTAGCTCCCTGAGAGGGGGAGGATTTTGGTTGCTTCAGCGAATGCGACGGTGGCAGCGCTGAGGGGCTCAAGTCCGGCAGCGGTCTCGACGTTGATTGTCCAGCGGTCTTCGACGTCGTCGATACGGGTGATCTCTACGCAGGTGAACCACTGATCGTGGGCCTCGCAGGCCCTCATGCTCCAGCCGCCATGAACTCGGGGAATGTCAGCTCGGCGGTGGTCGGTGTCTCGTCCGTGTCGCCGGTCAGGTATGTGAGAATCTCGATGCCGGTCGAGGAGACGTGAACCACGACGGCTCCTTCGCCTTTCTCGAACTCGATGGTCTTCTCGACGTCGTTGGCTTTCATCAGGCGGCGCTCAGATCGCGTTCGAGGGTGAGTAGGTCGACCCGAGTGCGACCGCTTTTGCGTACCTCGCCTTGTTCGGTGACGATGGCGAACTTGTCTTCGCCGTCGCTGTCGACCCAGAACCGTGTCCCGGTGAAGATGCCCATGATCTCGACCTCAGCGACTGTGCTGCCCCAGCCTCGGAGGAAGCTGTGCTTGTCGGTGAGGCGGACGAGGACGGAGGAGAACCCGCCGTCGAACTCTGCGAGGCGCCATCCGGCGTCGGTGAGTTCGGTGTCGACGCATTGCAGGTCGAGATCTGAGCGGTGCTGCACCTTAACGAAGATGGGCTTGGCGAGTGTGCCGATGTCGACCAGTTGACCGGTTCGGAGTGCAAGTGTGGTGCGTGTCATGAGAATAACCGTATCAAGTGAATGGCACGATACCAACATCAGCCCGAAGAAAGATTCGGATGCCTCGCCCGCAGCTTCGAACACCCCGGACAATTCAACGACCTCTCCCGGCCATCTGCCCCGACCCGGTGGTTGTGTCCACGCAGCCCTGCGTCACCATCAGCACGCAGCGCCACCGGATCAGAAGCGACCAGCCCCTTGACCTCATCAAACGACCAGACAACGTCCTCGACCTTGATGGCCTCGTTGACCCAATCGAACTCGATGATCTGGTAGCCGTCCCCTGGGTTCGTCAGCAGGCCGTCTGTGCGGCCCTTGGAGTCGATCCAGATAGTGCCGTGTCCCTCGGTCGCCGCTGAGGCCATGAGCCTCCCATACCGGTTCATGCGCTTGTACTGAGACTCCCGCTTCATGGCCCGCTCTCCAGTGCTCTCTGTGTTGGACTCTTCGACTCGTTGTACGCCCGGCGGAAAGTGAACCTGTCGTTGTCTGGACGCTCCGAGGAACACATAGTCGGGTAGCCACCGCATGCAGCGACGGCGGCCTGAATCCTTGGGGACCAGTCCTTGGTGGTAGCCATCCTCCCTTGGCGAGAGATCCGCTGAACAACCTCAGCCCACGCAGCGTCGGCTCCCATCTGGTCAGCCTGGGCAGCCTCGATGATTCTCCCCGGCGTAGGCATGAAGTCGAAGTCGGTGTTCCCCCGGATCTTGGCTATCGCCCTCTCCAGTTCCTCCGACGTCATCGACCCGAGGTCCTCAGCCCACATCCTCGCTGCGGCCGGTGTCAGTTCCACTCTGAAGTATTCCGCCAGTACCGCTATCGCTTGAGGTCCATTCATGAGAGTTCCCCTAGTGGTGTCTCAGAATCATCTTCGAAGTAGGACATGACCAGCTCACCTGGGCTCAACGGCATGGAGATCGGTTCGTCTTCCCACCGGTGATCCCTCAGCCAACGCTCAGGGTCCTTGCGGTACTTCTGCTCAGTCGCCTGAGCGTAGGCCGAGGCCGCACCGATAACCATTTGACGATCGACTCCTGTCCCCACGACATGGCGATCCCATTGGGCTCGGGCTGTTTTCTTTCCCTGCTTCTTCGCATAGGCGTTCCAGAAGTCTTCGAACCCGACGATGACCTCGTCGTCGGGGATCGTAAGCCCTGTTGATTTCGCAGAAATCGGCGAAGCGTTTTTTTCTAGTTCTACTTCTAGTTCTAGTTCTACTTCTACTTCTACTTCTAGCGGCTGGACATTTGTTGGACGCACCTCGGACGCTTTCCCCTTGTCAGCAGCCTTTTTTCTTCGGGTCTGCGCTTTGCGTGTTGCGTCCTTTGTGCGTGCCTTTGCGACTGTCTCTTTGGACGTTTGATGCTTTAAGTAGTTGAGGATTTGGTACCCATCGAGGTGGTTCTCCCAGAGCCCCATCGAGGTCAGTTCTTCGCACGCTTCGGGTGTGGTGCCTGTCTGGAAGTGGAGCAGCGGCATCATCTTCGCTGCGACCACACCGTCGGTCAGATGTTGAGCGCTGTGGAGCAGCCCTGCGATGTAAAGATAGCGAGTCGAGATCGACAGGCCGTTGATCTTCGGGTTCGACATAAAGTCTGCGTCGAGTTTGATCCATTTCATTGCGTCTCTCCCTGGATTGGTTCACCAGTGGACTACAATGAGCCTCTGGTGATCTTCGCACTCACCACCGTAACAGCCTCCCTCTGCTCTCCAAGGGAGGCTGTTGCATTTTTGGTGTCAGAAATAGGGGAGGGCCGACCCAGGCTCGTGCACCAGGTCGGCCCTCGCTGGCGGAGACAGAGCACCACACTCACTCAACGCCAGATCCAGATTCTACATTGATTGACTGGGCTTGGGCTTCGAGTCCATCGATCACTGTTGCTTGGAAGTTTCCGAACCCGTCGAGAATGGCCTTGGCGTCTGTCGCTGTCAGCTTTGACGGACCGATGATCTTCCCCTCGACCGAAGCGACCTCAGCCCAGTCCTCCCGGAACGAATCCCGGATCTCTTTCCACGACTCCGCCAGCTCACCTGTGACACCCTCAGGGGTCTTGAGGCGGTTGATGACACGAGTCAACGCAACCACCTGCTCCTCGGATGCGAGCAGCGCAGGCGCAGGCTCAGGGCCTCTCGTGGGCTCGGGGCCTCTGTTGGGTCGTTGCGTGTAGTCCTCGTAGCCGATAGGAAGCTCGACAGAGCCAGGCGAGATCGGCACACCGTCGGAGTCTGTGATCGAGCCCAACTCGTCAGGCGAGTACAGACCGAGACCCAGCTCAGGGAAGTGATCGTCGAGCGCCCACCCTGCGAGCCTCCACCAGAGCATCCGCTGCGGGTACTCCTTCCAGTTCTGTTTCTTGACCAGTGATGCCGGGACGTCGTCCATCGAGATCGACATCTCCTCGACGACGGTCCCGATCGGTCGTTCGACCACGATGATGCACTCAGTCGCTGTTCGTTGCACTGGACGGATCGCCCCGGTGCCTGCATGGTTAAGCATCGAGAGTCGCAGCTTCGGAGCGACCGTGATCTTCCCGTCGATCACATGGCACTGCTGGAGCGCTGTGGTCGTAGCGATCCCCAGATCTCGTCCTGTGAGGAGTACGAGCAGAATGTCCTGCGGTTTCTTGCGAAGCGCTGACGGTACCAGCGACGACCCGGCGAGGACCGCTGCCATCTGGCACAGCGACTCCCACTCGGACTGCGCCGGATACGTCCCGAGCGGTTCGACCTCAGCCTCGGCAGGGACGACGATCTCGACGACGTTCTCCATCGCACGATATGCATCGCTCACAGGCATCTCGATCAGATCGGACCCGAAGACGTTGTCGATTATCGGCTCGTGAAAGCCGACCTCTTTCGCAGCGTCTCGGAGCACTTCGTCGAGAGTGGCCCCTCGGCGCCGGTCCTCGTCTTCGATGATCGCCTTCTCCAACTCCGGGATCGTGGTCGATCTCGAATGAGGAAGCCCCAGCTCGTCGGCTCGTTCTGCTAGATCACTCTTGCGTGTCATGTGGTGCTCCTGTTTTGATTCAACTTACTCAGAGGGTGTGACAACGTACTCACAGCAGCTCAACTTTGGCTGCGCCGGACTCAGACGCCCGGAACTCCGACACATCCATCCCGTGGTCATTCATCGGGGTTGTCTTCGGGTTGCCACGCAGCCAGAACTTGTCACACCACTTCAGGCACTGGTCCCACGAGGCGACCTTCTCACCAGTGTCAGGGTCAACCAGTTCGGCTTCAGCGGCAGCCATGTCTCGCCCGAGCGCCATGATCGCATTGTTCGCAGCGGGCCGATCCCACACATACTTCGGAGCGGCACGCTTCACGATGTACTGATCGTTGACGGTGGCGTTGTTTTTGTGACCCTCAGCCAACACTTCGACGAGGTCCTGTTCGACGAGCCCGAGCAACGTCTTGCGCTCCCGGATCTCAGCGAGGATCGCTACCCGATCATCGTCGCCGAGGGCAGGGAACGAAGCGGTGATCGAACCTTCGATCAGGCGGTTGAGTAGTTGGATATGGGTCAGAGAGGTACTCATAGCAGCACCAACTGGGTGAACAGTTCTGAAAGTTCGAATGGACCCTCGGCCCACTCGTCGGGCCACACCTCAGCGGGGTGCAAACCTATGCCGTGGACAATCCTGTCAGCATGGTCCCACGGGATTCCTGTAGGACCATACCGGTCCATGGTCGATGGTGGAACCATCAGCCTCTTGGCGAATCCTCGCTGAGACATCGTGTTATCGGGATCAACGAACTCTCGAAGTTGTTGTACTGGCATATGTGTACGCATAATGGTGCTCCTCCGAGAGCCAGCATACCACACAAGTGCGACGTTGCCTCAGCCGTGGCCTCGAAGATTGCCCAGCAGCTTCGTGACAGCCACCCCGATAGTAGACATCGCCGCATACCCGATAGCGGACCACACTTCGAGCGTGAAGATAGATGCACCGAACACGACAAGAGCGATCGAAGCACCCGCAGCATCGATGCCGGTGTTAGCGAGCCATTCCTTCCAGTCGTATGCCTTCATGCGTTCAACGGTTGGCCCCATGATTATCTCCTGCGTCGAGCATATGTTGCGTGAGTTTGGTGTCTACAGCGACCACTACGCTCCTGAGTGTCTCGACGTCCGCTCGGACATCGAGGTGATCGTTTTCCATCTTGGTCCGGAGGCTGTCCATCTTCTCCGGGATGTGCTTCGTGACAGCATCAACGATACGAACGAACTTCGATGCGCCTTTCCAGACGAGCCCCAAGAGAGTCACCCCTGCAACGATCGCTGCGAGCAAGGCCGCTACTTCAATCAGACTCATGAAGTTCCTCTCGACCTGACTTGAGAGTACATGTCAAATCACTCCGAAGGTCCCACTGTCAGGTGTCGAGACGAGCATCAGTCCGTTCTTCCACGGGTACGCCCCATCGATCGGATAGTTCGTTTTGCCCTGCATATCGTGCGTGACATCTCGTGCGCCGTTGTGAGAGACCACAAGACCATCAGCGTAGATAGCCCAGAACGACTCTGTGCCCGGCCGCACAGGCGTCCCACGAGGGTCTCCTACGCAGGTGACGAGATCGGTTGACGGTTCCACTGGTTCTCCTATAGCTGCGATGTCGTGTGCGGTGAGTCCCGCAGCAGCGGCCCGAGTCTGCTCAATATGGACATGATCCCGGTGACTTGACACACCTACATACCGTCGCCACCCATCACCCGAACGGCCGACAGCTTTCCAAGATCGACGATCCCAGATCAGATACTGGATGCCCAATGTCGCTGAATGTTCGATCAGCCACTCGGCGACTTCGAGCCCCACAGGCGCACCGAGAGGGATCACTCCCAAATCGAGCGCCCGACCCTCAGCGTGAATTGACCAGCTCCGAGACACACCCCTGATGCGGCGCTTGCTGTATACCCCCATCGAACGGGTCCCCGGATACGTCGAAGTCAGATGACGCTTCAACGCATTCGTGCCAGGCATTCCCCCAGATGTCGGAGCCGTCGCCTTCTCATATGTCAAGTCGTAAACCATCATCCTTCCTTTGTTTCGAGCCAGCAGTTGCCCGACGCCAATAGGGAGAGCTGGTCCTCGTTGTTTGCTCCAGCCACGAACTCGATCAGGACACGAGCCCCGTCCGGCTCGACGTGGATGTACTGACAGCGCACGACTCCTACATAGCCCGGAGGTGAAGCGTCGAGAACTTGTTGCGACGTAGGTGGCGGACCGGGGATGCGATAGTCGTAATCGAATCCAGCGGTGAACGCTGCGGCGTCGAGGTTCGGGTAGTCGTTCATCGGGACGTTCGGAGATAGAACAGAGAACAGAACAGCGAACAGGACAGCGATCATGACTCAGGCTCCGGCACCACTTCGGTCTGTCGGCCCAGCTCGACAAGCGACTCGCGCAGCTCCCCCACTGTCTGGGCGAGCACGACGTTCTCAGTCACGAGACCGGCGACGATGCTTGCCCATCTTGAGTTGAGCTGGTCGATGTTGATCTTGAAGTCGTCATCCATACCGAGATCCTATGCGCTTTCGAGGGTGTCGACCCTGCCGACAATATCTTGGAACGCCTGAAGCAAATCAGGGATGACCCCAGCGTAATAGACCGACTGGAACTGGTCCGGGTCGTCAGCCTCACCGCTCACCAACGACGAATCAATCAACTCGACTTCGTCGGCAATCATTCCTGTGTGCCGTTCAGCTTCAGGATCACGATCACCGTCAAGACCTACCGGCAGATAAGTGATCGGACGGTACGCCATGACCTTCGCTAACGAATCACTACCAACGACCGGTTGAATATCTTCTTTGAGGCGCCGGTCGGACACGACTCCGATGATTGCCGCGACAGCGCCGTCGACATGGCCGTATATGTTTGGGCTAGACCACGAGAAACCCATATCGTTACGGGTGCCTCCCCCGGCCATGGTGCCGTTGTAAGCGATGCCCCTTCCGTAAACCCGGACCCTCCCGTCGACCTTGCCATCACCGGCCACCTCGCCCCTCATTTCAATAAGAAACTTGACCGTACTGCCATCATGGATACGTATCTGGTCGGATTCGTTATCTATATACACGTCAGTCGTGAAATTAGAGTGCGTTGCCTGTTGGAGCAATATCTCACCCCCCTCACTTATGTGACCGGAATGGAGTTTGAGCTGTGCAGAGGCACCCGACTCCGACAGGGTCATCAGCGTGGTGCCCGTCGCTTTGAGCCATGTGTAATCACCCGTACTGACGTTGAACACCATCGAGCCAGTGTCGAACCAGATCCAGTCCGATGTCGAGTTACGTCCGATCGTGCCCGAGACGTAGCCCATGATGGTTAGACCGGAGGTGTGCTGCCACAGTCGGGCCATCACCTCGGTGTTGACTGTGGCGACGACCTCTCCAGTTCCTCCGACGGTCTTGAAGTCGAGGGAAGCGCCGTTAACCGACATGGACAGATCACCGGCGGTAGTGGTCCTCCCAAACGTGCCCGAGCTTGCCGTAATCGCGCCGGTGAACGAGCCTGACGTTGCTGTGATCGCCCCGGTGATCGTTGCGCTAGTGGCAACCAGCGCACCCGCAACTGACACCCGGAATGGAGCGTCGCCATACACAGCGTCGCCTGCCCAATGCTGCCCAGCCTGGTCGACTTTGAAGATCGAGTCGCCCGTCCCGATGGCCATGCCACCCGTGGCGAGCCCAGTGATTTCTACGTTAGTGAACAACGCTGTCCCATTACCACGGATAAGCAGCGACGTTCCGTCGTACGACTCGATCCGTGAGTTCGCACTGTTCGAGAGCTTCAAAACTTCGGTGCCGATCGTGCCTGCTTTGATCTTGTCCGCAGTCAACTCAGCAATGTGGGCGTTCGGGATTAGCGTGGTCGTCGCGGAGGCTGTGGCGGAATAGGTTCCGATGTTGCCCGACCTGTCGTAGGCCGCGACCTGCCACACATACAGGGTTGCGGCGGTCCCATCGAGGCCGTCGGCGGTGAAGATCGTCGCCGTAACCTGCTTCGAGAAGATTCCGTTCGTGTAAAAGGCGCCGATCTTGCCCGCCGTGAGTTTGATAACAACCTTCGAGGCGGTGGTCGGAGCCGTGCCCGGCCACGCACTGACGTGGAGAGTCTTCGTTGAACCCACGTAGTCTGTGATCGTCGCAGAGGTTCCGGCGCCTGGGCCAGCGACGATTTCCACGGTCATACCGTTGAGGGTGTCGTCCACCGCGGGCCACGTCACATCGCTGGAAGCCAGAGTGGTCCCCGGCACAGCGGTCACGATCGACGCCCGACTCAAATTGATCTCGTACCCGGCCAGGTCCGCTTCACTATTGTTGGTCCACGAACACATCTGCGTAGTCGCACTTAGATTACCGGCGACAATCAGATTCGCGACCTGAGCGGGAGCAGTGGAGTCGGTCGCAGCGAGAACCGTGTCAGTCACCCACGTACCGGCGACGTTGAGCTGCGAGATCGAACGGATACCCACGGTGTAATTTGTGTTGGATTGCAGCCCGTAGATCTGATAAGCGTCCGAGTTCGCTGTCACCGCATATTGGTAGTCGGTGTCGCCGGTCCGTTGCCACCTGATCTCGAACTGGGTGACTGGCGACGCCGACGTGTCAGGGAACGTCCAAACGAGGTCGATCCACACGTTCTCTTCGTCCGCTGCCGACGTAGCGTTGAACCCGGTCGGGATAGCGGGGATACCCCCGGTGATTGGGCTTCCTCTGCCACCGTCGCCGCCCTCAGGGCCGCCACCTCCAAGCGTGAGGCCGCCGGGGATATGAACGCTACCCCCACTAAAGATCAGGTTCCGTCCGACGTTCCGTTCGATCGACTTGAGACGCCGATCCAAGTCCCTGATCAACTGCCCGGTTTGAGGTTTCTTGTAGACACTGCTCATGCGACGTTGAACTCCGCGACGTAGACCCCAGCCATCGGGGTAAGGGTAAGCCGAACCAATTTCATACTTCTCGCCCAGGAACCGATGTTGCCCCAGGTGCCGTCCACTGTGACCGTGTCCCCTGGAAGCAGATCAAGCGCACGGTTGCTGTTCCCCGCGATCACCGTACTGAAATCGGAGTCGGTCAACCGCACCGTGAACGATTCTTCGACGTCCGCACGGCTGGCCTGCTCGCCTATCGCAAGTTCGTCGAGTAGGTCTATCTCCCATCCGCTCGGCGCACGAATGATGTCCTCCCAAGCGACACCCAACGCTGTAATCCCACTTTTTTCGGCTTCCTCGCGGTCTGGGCCTTCGCCTTCGCCCAGCGCAACAACGACGTTCGCGACGTTCTCGCCATCTCGGGCGTAGGCAACGATGTCGATGATGTTCGAGGTGGCGCCGTCGATCTGTAAATCGAACGTTGACTTTGCCGAGCCGATCGGCCGGTCGACTTTGAGATAGCGGATGGTGTTCGCAGCGTTCCAAGTGATACGGAAGTCGGCGCCATGCTCAGTGTTCGCCATATCGTTTAGAGATTCCCAGATGTTCGCATGGTCGGCGTGCTGATATGCGATCGCGATTTTCGTGCCGACAGTCGTGTTCGCCGGATCGACAATTATATTGAGATTGTCTTTGTTCGATGGGCCTGGCTGCCCGAGCACGGTGACACCCTGAGCGTGGAGCATCAGCCCTTCCATTATCTCGACGATGTCGGTGCCCGTCCCGTCCGTCCCATAGAACGACAAGGACTCCTCAAGGAACAGCCCGGTCGAGTCCCAGTTGATCGCCGAGTTCGGCGATGCCGCACCGCCGGGCACGTACAGGCGGATCTCCACTGTCTCCCCGCCGTACACGAGGATCTCGAACTCGGAGCGCAACCAAACGTTGCGTTCGGTCGTGTCGAGGATCTGAGCGGACCAGTGCCGTCCGGTCCACACCCCAGAGAGTTTCGTCTGGATGTAGAAACCGCGAGTGTCGAATGGCTTCGAGTTGTATGTGTAGGTGGCGTCGTCTCGAATCATGTACCACGCCTTGGCGACCATCGTATGAAAAAAGTTCTCACCGGTGAACAGCGCCGCTGTGTTCTGCGTGTGTTGAGCGTCAATACCGTGGTAGTCGCCGGGACTCACTGGGCTCGTGATCGCTTCGCCGTTCGCTCTCGTGTCAGCGGCCCGAGCGTTTCCCTGGACCCTGACCGACCGGGTACCCACTTTGTGGATCGCTGTGTCGTAGCTAGCAGCGATATTCGAGCCAGGATCAGCCTCTACCCACGCCAGCGCAGTCCCCAACTCGAAGTCCGGATCGGTGATGTAGTTCGTTCGGGTAGCGTCGCCAACAAACCGCTTCTCGAAGTAGTACGTCAGCCCGGAACATTGAACGCTGAGGAACTGGGAGCCCATCACCGACCGAGTCGGGATACCCCAAAAGATCGTGTACCCGTCCTTCTCCAACCGGACCTCTGCTGTGATCTTCATCTCAGCGATCGAAGCGATCGAGGCGTGGTCTTTCGGGATACGAAACGACATGTAATCGTGGTCGTTCAGAGCCCAAGTCACGGAGTCAACCTGAGCGTCGAACTCTCCGGTCCCAGTCGAGATCGTTGCGACGGTCGCCCCGGTCAAGCCGTTGACGATAAGCAGCGTGTACGAAGACACCGGTCACGCCCCTGCGATAAGAGCGGGAGCGTGGGCGGTGAACGCCACAGCCCAGTCCAAAACGTGTTGACTCTTACTGTTCCGACTGATGGCTGGTTGGCCGTTCAAACGAACCAAAGCGTGCCTCGTCCCGGCAGGCTCATACACCCGGACCTTCCCGTTCGCTGCGACCGAATTTGTGCAGCTCTCGAACATTTGGATTGCTTCCCATATGTCGGAACCCGCAGCGACATGCACAGTCCCGGTCACCCGTATGTTCCGCACAGAATATGAAGCGTTGGTGATCACGTTGCCGTCGGTCGCCATCCTCTTCATCGACATTACTGCCGGTGTCATCCCACCCCACCCGACAAGGTTCGTCACGTTCCAAACATTTCCGTCACTATCGGCGGTCCCATCGTTGAGACGCAATGTCGCGGACGCCCCACCGGTCAAGCCGTTCACAAAGTCGATCCGTGTAGCAGCCATCAGCCGCCTCCTACGCTGTGCTCACCATTCGGTCCAGCCCACGCCATACCCTCCGAAGCCAAGTTCGGGTCTAACGAATAATTGTTGTTGGTGATGTTTAAGACCGAGGTGCTCTGATCCTCCCCTGGCGCTGGTTCAGCAAACACCCCACCAGTGTGCGACGACCTCAACGACGACGGGTTTTCTTCCGATAGTCGAGTGACTACGTCGAGATAGATCTTTTTGTTGTGGAACGCTGCCATGTCCTCCTTAAGTTCACGGACCTCCTTGGCGCCTTTCACGTAGATGGTCGGCTGGATCATGTTCCCATCGAACCCAACAAGCGATTGGAACTCTTTGGTGAGGGCGTTGGCTTCGAGCTGTGCTGGAGTGAGGTCAACTTGCACCGTCGGCGCGATCTCGATGTCGTTCATCATCTCCCACTCTTTCATGAGATCGCGGACCGCTTCCTCGTCTGCGCCTACAGCGACCGCATTCTTGATCAGCTCCTCACGTTGCAGAGCGATAACCCTATTCACGATGGCTGCGTCGATCCCCGCCTCGGCGAGTCCGGTGCCCCACGCTTGTATGTCGTTCGTTGCGCCACGAAGTACTTCGCGATTCTCTCGTCCCTTCTCGGTGAACATACTGACACCACCAGAGAGCGCAGCGACGCCTGTGTCCCTGTCTGGTTCCATGGCTCCGATATCGGAGATCGAGGTGAACATCCTTTCTACCGTGGTGCCTGCCCCTGTCGCCGCCTTCGAGGCTTCGAGCGCCCCGTCGGCCGCATCTATCGCTGCTTTGAGACGTTCCTGTGCCAGGGCCGCACTTATCGAGTTCGACTCCAGCACACCCATCTGATCGCCGTACTCACGTACCGATGGCACCGAATCGTCTAACGCTGTCCCTACGAGGGTCACGGAGAACATCGCCGCATCGAATGCGTCCACCAGGTCCAGCATTGTCCGCTCGACTAGCCCGGTCAATTCAGGAACAAACCCGTCGATCCCCCAGTACAACCCTTCCATGATGTCGTTGCCGAGCTGCTGTGTGACCTTCGACGGCGACATGACGAACCACGGGTTCTCCATCGCATCCCGCATCTCGTCACCGAACTTCGTCAACTTCTGGAGAGTGGCGATCTGCCCGAGGTCCAGCCCCATCGCCAGACCCTGCATAATGTCAGCGCCAAGCCCGAACGCTTCAGCGATCGCCGGGGCGAGTGCCTTAGTCAGCGCATCAGCCATCTCCTCGAACTCGTTCTCTGCTGCATTGACCGAGTCACGGCCGGTCGCCTCATAAGCTGCGATCAGCGCTGCTCGCTCGCCTGCGGTGGCAGTAACGATGTCGCGGATCAGTGGTGCGGCGGCAGGCCCCAACTTGGCGAGTTCGTCCAACAAAGCGGGACCGACCTGCCCTGACAAGGTCTCCAGGTCAGCCTTCCATGCCTCCATCTCTTCGACCGAGGTGACCAACGCATCGGTGAGCATCCCGATCGATGTCGGGACCTCCTTGCCGATCTTCTCTGAGGCCTCGCTGGCTGCTTCTCCAGCGTTCTCGAATGCCTTCTCCAGAGACGTGTGCTCCTCGATGTTTTCCATCACGCCGTCGACCACGGACTCGACTGCGGTGGTCAACAGACCCAGCGGGGTAGCTGCTGCTGCCGCTGCTCTCGCTGCTGCGTCCATCCCATCCACCAACCCGGCGAGTTCGGGGTTCGCTTTGATGATGGCCTCATACACCGCCTTCAGTTCGATGGCGTAGGCGGTCTTCGAGTCTGAAGCATTCGCAGTGGCTATCGCATCTTCGACAAGGTCCACCCCGTGTTGTCCAAGATGTCGCTTCGCTACCGCCATCGCCTCCCCGGTATTGAAGGCTGCCTTTGCCAGCTTCTCGTTCTCTGCGGTGCTCCCCGCCTGGGCCTTGGAATAGTCGTCGAGGATCTTGACGAGACTTTGGAACTCTTTCTGAGGCATCGACTGTTTCAGGGCAATCAACTGCTCCCCGACGAGCCCTATGTCTCCCTCCATGGCAGCGATGTCTTCGAGGGCCTTTCGAATCGCCGACTCGTCACGCCCCTTGCCCGCCGTGCTGAGGTTTTTGGAAAGGATGCCCAACTCTGAACCTGTGGCGGTGAGGAAATTGTTGAAGTCCGGCATGATCTTGATGAGGCTTCTGAACTCGAACCCAAGGCCTTCCATCGCAGCTCTCGATGCGATCGCTGCCCCTCCAGCTATCTGGTCGAGGATGCTTTCCAACCCTTCCAGCCCGGTAGCCGACTTAGGCAACTCGTCGTGCAGCTCAGACATCCGTTGCGTCACCAGGAACATTTCCGGGTGTAGACGTTTCATCCCTTCCGAGACTTCATTCACCCGATTCGCATACTTCTGGGCCTCTTTCGCCCGAGAGTTTTTCCACATGCTCCAGATAGCCAACCCGGCGGTCAACGCAGCGATAACCAAGAAGCCGCGCATAGCGATCTTGGCTGTGTTGATACTCGCTGCCCAGGTCAGGATCTTGGGGGTGGCGAACTTTGTCTGCATCCCGAGGAGAAACACAGCGCCCTTGGCGGCCAGGATCGGTGTGGTGAATGCCCACATCGCTGCCATTAATGGCCCGAGGACAGCCAGGAATGTCCCCAACGCCACCACCACAATCTTGACCCACTTGGGTATCGCAGTGAGGAGGTGCATCAGCTCAGACACCAACCCCATCATCGCCGTGACCATCGGGGCGATGATCTGTCCGAACTGGATAGCGACGATGTTCATTTCTTGCATGGCCGCTTTGAACTTGAATGCCCCTTCCCCCGCAGCCACTTCGAATGCTTGCTGTGTGATCCCTGCCGAGTTGGCGACATCGTCGAACACTTCGGTGATCGTGGCGGCGTCGGTTCCGAGGAGAGTCAACGCACCGGACAGCGCCTCCGACGAGCCAAACATCAGCTTCATTGCCGAAGCGTCCCCCTGAGCCGCTTTCTCTACTGCCCGGAGACCGGCGATCAGGCCGTCCTCCTTGAGTATCTTGCGGAGGTTGTTCGCTGAGAGTCCGGCCTGTTCCATGATTGTTGCGGCTTCACCACCAGGTGCGTTCATCGCCATGATCGCTGCACGCATCGAGGTGATCGCCTCACCCGCTGACGCACCGGACCGTGTGATGATCGCTGTCGCAGCGCCGACGTCTGCGAGTGAGATCCCAGCGGCTGCAGCGATCGGGAGGATCGCACCCAACGACCCGGCTAGGTCAGCCGCTGCCAAGTTGCCTTGCTTCACGGTGGCCGTCAGGATGTCTGTCGCCTCGACAGCCGTCATACCTACAGAGGCGTACGCAGTCATCGACGAAGCCGCTGCCAGAGCTACATCGTTGGTGTCGCCCAGACCGGCCGCTGAGGCCTTCGCTGCGATATCCAACGCACCCATGGCTTCGCTACCACGCAAACCTGCCGAGGTCACAGCGAACAGAGCCTTGGCGAGTTCCTGTGGGGCTTTGGCTGTCGGCCCGGCCAGCTTCAGGACCGACGCCCCCATGCTGTCGACTTCGTCAGCGGCGATACCCACCAGACCCGTGATCTGAGACATCGTCTTGTCGAAGGTGTTCGCAGCGATAACCGCTCCTGCTGCCATCCCCGCCAATGGCAGAGTGACCTTCATGGTCATTGTCTTGCCGAGTGTCCCCAGGACCGTCTTGAAAGGAGCCACCGACTTGACGGCTTGCCCCATACCGGCAGTGAACTTGCCGGTCGCCGCTTCCATAACGACTGACATTTTCCCGATGACTGCCATACGGTTTACCCTTCTTGGTCTTTCTCCCAAGCTCTCAACTCGAACTCTGCGAGCCACAAGATGTACTCGGCGTACGACATCTCAGTGACCTGAGCCCAAGTCATCCCGAGCAGCTCGGCCAGTTGCAACTGGTTCCTGACCGAGCCGTTCTTTAGGAGGACGCTTTTCCCGCTTCCACGAGATCAGTCTCGGCCCCTTCACCAGAACCGTCTTCGCGTTCCTGGAATCCCGCTATAAACATGCATTCCTGAGCGATCCCCCACACAGCCGACCCGGATTTCTCTTCGAGCCACTCCATGTCATCTTCATCAAACAGGGGTGTGTCTTCCTCGCCCTTGGCTGCCTCCGGATCGAACACCATCTCCTTGACCAGAGCGAGCTGCATGGCTCCCATGTCAATCTCGCCGCTCTCATTGGTGAACGCCTTCAACAGTCCAGAGCGCCTCTTAACAGATGGCGTTCTTAACTCCAGCATCACACCGCCGTCCCCCTCAGGGTTCGGCCAGTCAGGAACTTCCCAACACTGACGAAGCAGATCGTCAGCACTTTTGATGATGTCTTTCAGCTTGCTCATTAGCGGGTCCTCCAGGGACTCTGTGCTACTGCCCTCAGAATGAGGATCAGAATATGGTTGATGAAACAGCGCCGGTGACTTGCGCTGAGATCGACATGGACACCTTGTCACCGACCGGAGATCCGACGGTGAACTGGGTGAGATGCATGGCGAACGTGGACTTGATGAACCCGGTCGTGTTGCCGTATGCACCGAAGATGCAGTTCGACGCAGTCGAGTTGCCGAGCATCCCCCGGATCGGATCGGCATAGGTCGAGGCGAAGTGCCCAGACAACGAGAACGTGTGCCCTCGGAGACCGGCGATGTACACCCGGTCGTCGTCACCGAACGCAGTGACTTCGGCGGTATCAGCCGAACTATCGAGGGACATGTCATCGCCACCGGAAGACAAGACGATCGTCACTCCAGCGGTACTGGTCAGGGAAAAGTACGCACCCTTGCCGTGCCTAAATGTTGGTGCCATTGAATTGCTCCTATTGCTATGGCTCTCAAGGGGGCTCTGGGGTTGGTGTTATCGACGGGCGAATGCCACGGAGTACGTGGCGTTGGTTGAACTCATCAACGATGCAGTGGCCTTGACTTGGTCGAGGACTTCGCCGGTAACGAGGACCCGCTGGTAGCTCTCCGGGGCTGTCGAGGAGACAGACGCGAAGGTGAGGACGTCAGCCCAAACCGAACCGGCTGAGGAGTCCTGAATCTTCATGTTCAGTTCAGCGCCACCCACGTTGGTTGTCGCCGAGATCACATGGAGATGTCCGATCCCGCCGAGAGTCGAAGCTGACGAACCGGGCATCACGACAGTCGCATGGGTAGTCGCTGTGGAACGTGCTCCCAGATCGGCGAGCCAGAACCCGGACCTGGACTCCGACGTGTACTGCACAGCCATCGATGCAGCCACAACGTCAGACGCCGGAGAAGCAACGTTGTAGCTCGTGACACGGGCCGCACCTAGATAGGCAGGCGTGCCGATGGTGTCCCCACCAGGCCCATAGGTGATGACCGCAGCGGTCGAGTTGCCGAGGAGCGCCTCGAAGACCTGGTCGGTTTCGTTGGTTGAACCGTCGAACATCCCCGAGAACGAACCGGAGGCGTCACGCACCCCGGCGATATATTCCCGGTTACCTGACGAACCGAAGTTTGTGACCTCAGCCACATCAGCGGTGGCGTCGAACGAGGCGTCGTTGAGGATCACCGACATGTTGGTCTTGTTGACGAGTACCGCTGCGCCTTTGCCGTGCTGGAATGTAGGAGCCATCAGTCTGTGCTCCCGCTGCGAGGTGCCTTAGGCGTCTTCACGGTGGTGGCGTAGCCTCGGCCCACCATCGCACGTCCGAACTCTCCAGCGACGTCCTGAGGGTCCTCGGAGGCTTCGTAGCGTTTGGCTGGACCGTTGGACGGCGTGTAGTCGCCGCCTCGGGACAGAATGACTTTCATGTGAGCCTCCCGGAACAGGCGCAGCCCCGGAGCGAGGCTCACGGGACACGAAGGTCACAGGAAGGCGAAGCGTTGAGGCCACAAGGGCACTAACGGATGTCGCAACTGAGAGTACAGCAGTTCTGAGAAAAGCAAGAGACCCCCCGACCGGATGGCCGAGGGGTTCTTGTCCCGCACCACACGGACTTTGTCGGGGTGGTGACCCAGGTCGAGTCAGCCCGCAAGCCCACTCTGCCTGTCCCTAACTCCCCGGCGGGGGGTGCCTGACCTGTTCTGATATCAATCGCCGGGTGAGTGAGAACCTACCAGCCTTCGATCCGAGCCAAGCAGATCGGGCCTATACCGATCTCGATGGAGGCAGGGTTCGTGAGCTTCTTCGAGCAGATCACACAGCGCTCTGTGCGATGCCCGAACTCTGCGGCCTGTTCCTGGGTGAGGACCGTCCAGCTCTTACCCTTCCAGCCCTGGCCGACGTACTCCTTGTCGAAGACCCGGATGGCGTAGAGGTTGCCCGACTTCGCTTGCTTGATCTCGAAGATGTCCTCGCCGTCGAAGTAGAACTTCCCAACCTCAACCTCGGCAGGCTTAGCGGCTGCCTTCTGGTTGGGGAGAGGAGCCTGGTTCGGGAGGCCCTTGAACATCTCGATCAGCTTGGAGCAGCCCTTCTTGGTGTTCGGGTCAGCGAAGAACTCGACGGTGCGAGGGTCAGCGACGAAGTCCTCGAAGGTGTCATTCTTGGTGGGGCGCTTCTGCTCCCAGAGCGACTTCAGGAAGGCGACCTGCTTCTCGGACGGTGCCGGTGCCGGTGCCGCTTTGAGGAGCGCCTCGATGAGGTCCGATGCCTGCGAGCCGGTGAGGCCCTTGTCGATCTTCACGCCGGTGGCCTTGATGAGGCATTCCTCGAAGACAACCTCGGTGACCTGAGCCTGAAGCGAAGCGATGAAGGTGAGCTGCTTCTCAGAGGCGCCTGAGGCCTTGCGTCCGCCGCCGGTTCCGGTACCGGAGCCACCGTTGCCCGAGGGGACGCTGTCGGAGAGGCGAGTGGCGTGCGAGCCCTCAGGGATTACATCGACGTTGATGCAGTGACCGCAGGGCCATTTGCCGCCATCGGCCTTGTGTCGGAGGTTGAAGGCTGCTTCGCGGCAGTCGGGGTCGGCGTGGAAGATGAGTCCGTCGGGCTCGACGAAAACCATGGTGCCGGGGAGGGACTCAATGTGTGCGGCGCAGGTCATAGATATGATCGTACACCCTCAGTGGCACGTTACCAACGTCAGAGGAAAGAAATCTCCAGAGACTTCCATCCCCTCACCGGTACCCATCTGGGTTCTGGCTGCGCCAGCGCCAGGAATCTGTGCACATCTCGACAAGATCCCGATCAGCCTTCCAACCCAAGAGCTCGAGGCCGAGGGCCGGATCGGCGACGCTAGAGGCCACGTCGCCAGGTCGCCGCTCGCGATCACTCGTGGGAACTGGGTGCCCCGAAGCGTGACGCACTGCCTCGACCACTTCCATCACGGAGTATCCACGGCCGGTCCCGAGGTTCACCGTCGTCACTGCGGGCAGGTCGTCGAGGGATTCGATCGCGGCACGATGGCCCGAGGCGAGGTCGGTGACGTGGATGTAATCGCGGACCCCGGTGCCGTCCGGGGTATCCCAATCCCGCCCCCAGATCGTGATGGAATCCCACTTGCCGCAGGCGACCTCGAACAGTCGGGGTACGAGATTGTTGGGCGTACCTTGAGGGTCTTCGCCGATGGTTCCGCTCGGGTGGGCGCCGACCGGGTTGAAATACCGCAACAGCACGACATGCCAGTTGTCGTGGGCGGTGGCCACGTCCACGAGGATGTCCTCTATATGGGCCTTGGTTCGTCCGTAGGGGTTGGTGGCCAGGATCGGGTGGGATTCGGTGATGGGCAGGAACTGGGGGTCGCCGTACACCGTGGCCGATGAGCTGAAGACGATCCTCGTGGTGCCATGAGCGCGCATCGCTTCGAGCAGATTGAGAGTCCCTCCGACATTGTTGCGGTAGTACTCCATTGGTTTCTCGACTGACTCGCCGACGGCTTTGAGACCAGCGCAATGGATTACCGCGTCGAGTGGAGCCTTGGAGTCAACGGCGCATGCGAATACGAAGTCCGTAGCAGCGGCATCGCACAGGTCCACATTGTGGAAGGTGGGGCGAGAGCCAGTGATGGTCTCGATTCGATCGACGACAACCGCCGAACTGTTATCGAGATTGTCGAGCAGCTCGACGTCGTGCCCGGCATCGATCAGGTCGACAGCTATATGGCTCCCGATGTAGCCCGTACCGCCAGTGATGAGAACGCGCATGTGACTATCCCCCTACAGAGTCACGAGCAGGCCCCCTGGGCTTGGATGCAGGCATCGTATTCGAGGTTGCCCACGATGACGATGATCGCCACGAGCAGAGTCCCCCACAACCACGGCAACACCCGCTCCCAATCGACACCCGTCGGACGGGTGTATTCAGGGACAGCGGCATCACCTCGATGGTGCAGTCCTGGTTCGCTCATATCCCCGACTCCTTGATGACGTCTCGGAACTGTTCGGCCACCATGTTGATGTCCTTGATCTGGTCCTGCAAGCCGAGGACTTTCTGCGTGGCCCAGTTGTCCCAGGTCTCGATGCCCCGTGCAGTGGCGTAGTAGCCGGAGACGATTGTGCGTCCCTTGGATGTCTCGACGGTCCGAGCCCACAACTGCTTCCAGCCGCCGCTTAAATAGTCGACGGAGACGACAACCCGAGGGTCCGGCTTCTGGCTGACCTCGACCATCTTGATGGCCTCGGCTCTCCCTATGATGATGGCTTCTCTGAGGTGGTCCTGGTAGTCGACGGAGACGTCTTGCTGCCTGCCGTTCATGACGTAGTTGAT